CAGCAGCACATCATAATATTCAAGCCCGCTGCCGGTAGCCTTCACATCGCAGGTCTGCAAATCCTTATCCACGCTCAGCACCTCGCAGCGCACCACCTGCACCGGAACCATGTCCGCCACCATCTCGCGTATTGACTTCCGTATCTTCTCAGCGCTCATTGTTTATCAAGTAAAAAGGGAAAAAGGTCTCTCGCAAAGCCGCAAAGCGCAATCTATTTCTACTTATTTCCACTGTATTTCGAATATTTCAATTATATTCCATCATCTAACCATCAAACCATCACATCATCAAACCATCAAACCATCAAACCATCAAACCCCCGGCCCCAAAGTCACCTTCCTTCTGAAACCGCTCGTCCCGAAACTCACCCCCACCGCATCCACATAATACCGCCCTGCCCGTTCGGGATATTCGTTTGAAACGAGCTTCACGATATCGCCATGCCTCGTTACAGGTACTCCAAATCCGGTGAAATCGCCTGCATATCCATCCACTTTCAGCCGCGCCAGGTCGCCCTCGGCCAATTGCTTCAGGGTCGCTTCGTCTTTGATATTATAATAGCTCAACCGGCTTTCTTCCCCGTCATCATCGCCAACAGTTACCTCCAGCTTGTTGCCTTTGGTGTCCACGCTGGTGGCCGTCACTTTCAGCTTCAGCTCATCGGCATGGCGATACTCCAGGCTGTCGCTGATGATGTTGCTTTCAAAGCCATACTCCACCTCGCTGCCCCCATCGCTATACACCTTGCCCACCACCAGCTTGCCCCGTTGGAAGTAGCTATACAGCGAATAATCATCCTTCAGCTTCTGCAATACCTTCGCAACGGTGGTTTTCTCAAAACGTACCTGCCCCAGCGCGATGTCCATCACATCGCTTTCATAGCCTGGCGCTATGGCGCTGATCAGATCCGGAAGGCGCGTATGTTTGTAGCTCACATTCACCGCCTGCTGTTTGAGCTTCCACATCTCGTCCTCGCATCTTATCTTTACTGGCGCTCCGGCATCCACACCGGTCACATAGCCGCTAAACTCATCGTTGAGCGTTTCATCATAGCCCAGCCTGATACTTATGCTGTCGCCCCGCTTGATCAGCGCTTTCAGCTCATCGCTTTTCAGCTCCTGCCGGTTGCGCGGCAGGGTGATCTCTGCCGTATCGGTCAGCAGCTCCCAACCGCTGCTAATCTCCACACGGTTCACATGTCGCAACTCTAACTCACCCCGCCTGTCGTTGGCCGGGAACAAGATGCTGCATACCATGGCGTATATCATCAGTATTTTCATTTATTTCTACTATCCTCCAATACGGATATCCGCCTGCTCATGCGGATAAACTCTACATCGTGTAACTTAACTTTTGTCTGCATTTCCTTCAGGTCACTGCACATGCTGCCTTGTTTCGTTTTAATAGCTTCAAGCTGCTCGCCATGATAATTGACATGCGTTTCCAGCATTTGCCGCAGCAATCTGATCTCAGCGCCCAGGTTGCTCATCTTCACAATAAACCCGATATACGTCCCCGCACCGCCCACCACGATGCCAACCAATACCATTACAATACTCTCCATCATAGTCTTACAAGTAAAAAGTAAAAAGGTAAAAGGAAGTCTCGCAAAGCCGCAAAGACCGCAAAGACAATGTATTACCACCTGTTACCATCATATTACTATATGTTACAACCATATTACCATCATCAAACCATCATTTCATCACCAACTCCACCGCCTCATCGCTTACGGCCCTTATCCTGAATGGCTGCGCATAAGGGTAACCCTTGGCCCTGGGCAGCTCGATGCCGGTAATCACCAGCTCGTCAATGCCCAGCAGCTCGAACATGCGACCCGCCACAGGGATGCTGTCGGCCATATCCTTAAACTCCAGCAATTGCCTCACCTGCGCCTCCGGGTAAGTAAAGATGTCATTGCCCACCATCACCCCGGCCAGCTCCACTGACCAGTCGCCCGATGCAAACAGCTCTTTCACCGTGCCCTGCCGCCCGCTGATGGGCGTCATCACCACCCGCCTGCGCTGACGGTAATTGGCCAGCGTGGTGTAGGGCAATAGCAGTTCGCCCAGCTTGCGCGTTTTGATCTGCCCGTTGTCGTAATAGCGATAGGTCTTACCCTGGAAAGTCACCGGGAACAAAACAGGCGTGCCATAATCGCTCTGCCCATCGCTGCCCATAGCAGCAGCCTGCGCCTGGTAACCGAGGCTCACCGCCTCACCTTGCCCAAGCTGCGCTTGGTATTTCAAATCAGCAGCCTTACCCGCTTCGCTTTTCGTATTGAACCGCACCGGCACAAAGCCAAAAGCGCTGTTAAACAACTGGCTGATATCGTATCTCAACTCCATGTATCAAGTAAAAAGGAAAAAGTATAAATGGAAAAAGGTCTCTCGCAAAGCCGCAAAGCCCGCAAAGACAATATATTACCTCCTGTTACCATCATATTACTATGTGTTACAACCATATTTCATCATCCCATCATCCCATCATCAAATCATCAAATCATCACATCATCAAATCATCAAATCATCAAACCATCAAATCATCCAACCGCCACACTCGCATCCCTGCCGGCCCCGACAATCATCTCTACGATCTGCTCTTTGATCGTCTCCAGGTTGCCTTTGAAATCGGCCGGTATGTTGAAATCGGCATTGATCGTCAGGTTCATCACCACCGACTTGCCACCGGCTCCTGATCCGCCTCCGGCCAGTTGCAGCCCAAGTCCATCCCCACCGCCACCGGTTTGGCTGCCACCACCGCCACCGGCCTGGCCGCCTCCCTGCATCAGGAAATCGTTGATATTTTTACTGCCGCCATCTGCCGTTACCTTCACCTCCGCTTTACCGTCCTTGCCAAAGCCCAGCGCACCCTTCAGCCCGTCCCAGATGCCTTTGATCTTCTCAACCATCTTCATAAAAACACCCACAATGGCATCCCACCATTCCTTCAGCTTGATCTTCAGCCCGGGGAACAGCTTATCTATCTGCCTCAGCAGGATGGCCATGGGGTGATACTTTTTAATGAAGCCCCATACCTTGCCAAACACATCCTTGAAGCCCGCCCATATCTTCCCCAGGAATTCCTTGATCGCATCCCAATGTTTCACGATGAGATACACCGCTCCGGCAATGGCAGCGCCCAGGGCCACGATGCCCGCGATGATCAGCCCTATCGGGTTGGCTTCCATGGCGATATTCAAGCCCCATTGCGCTGCCGTGGCTGTGATGAGGCTGCCGATATAGCTGCCGATGCCGCTCACCGCGGCTATCACAAAGCGCCCGGCCGCCTTCAGCGCATTGAGGCCGCTCAATGCCAGCCCTTTGGCAAAGCGGAAAGCCGTGGCAGCGCCTTTCTTGAAGCCGCCCGTTAACTTGCCTATACCGCCTGCCAGACCATTGTAAGCCATTTGCACACCTTTGGCAGCAGGTGCCAGTTGCGTAAACAGCATCAGCCCCTGGCTGCCGAATTGCAGAAACGGCAGCATCTTTTTCGTCACCCCGCCAACGGCAATGCCCCAATCGCTGAACACCGCCTTCATCCGCTTCATGCGCTCGCTGAAGGTGCCCATGATGATGTCCGCCTGTTCGGTGGTGACTGAGGTGCCGCTGATCTTTTCGGTGAGCATGTCCATGTTGTCGGCCTGCTCGATGAGTACCTGGCCCGCCAGCCGGTTTTCATCGCCAAACAGCTTGGCCAGCAAGGCGCTGTCGCCCTGCACTTTCTTCAGCTCCCGTAGCCGGTCGCTGAATTTCAGGCTCTTATCGGCCAGCTTATCAAGGTCAACCCCGGCAGCGGCCAGCTCTTTCTGAATATCAGGCGGCAGGAAACGGCCCCGTTCCAGGCGGCTCAATATATTACGCAAAGCGATGCCTCCTTCAGCACCACGCTTGCCCGCCTTATCGAGGCTCTGAATAGCGGCATTCATCTCCTCAAAGCTCAAACCGCTGCTGCGGGCTGCTGCCCCCACGCTGTCAATGGCCTGGGTGATCTGAGGCACTTCTATCGCTCCCTCTTTGGCCGCTGCACTCATCACATTCATCATCAGCCCCATCGCCTCGCTTGCCTTCAGCGGGTCGCTCATGTCCACGCCATACTGATTCATAGCGCTGGTCAGCGCATTGGTGGCGGCCACCGCATCGCCTCCCATCGTTTTGCTCAACAACTGTATATTGCGCCCCATCGCATCCAACGCTTCAGGGCTTTGGGCTATGTCGGGCCCAAGCTTGCTTAGTATCAGCTTATAGGTCTCGGCAGCCTGCGCTGCATCGCCCCCGAAGGTTTTGGCCAGCCTGCGTGCCCGCATCCCCAGGTCATCCAATGCCTGGCCGCTTACGCCCGTTATGGCCTGCAATTCGGCCATGCTATCCTCGAAAGCGATGGCCGGGGCGGTGATGGTTTGAAGCCCGTCATTGAATTCACGGATGGCGCTGCTGATAAAGTGTATTTGCGTGGCACCCTTGGCGAAGCGATCAACCATACCCGACATACCAGCATCTACCCCTTTAACCGATTTTGAGATGTTACGGGCTGGCCCGCTCACCTGGTCAATCAGCTTCAGTAACCATGAACTTTGATATCCGGGCATGTTTGATTATCTTTGGTGTATGATCGATTTCTTAACCAGTCTTTTTGCTTATGTTTTCGGCATTGCCTTTATCATTGGTTGCCTATTCGCGGCATGGGCTATTTTATTTCATATCTGGGATAATGATGGTGAACCTCCGCTCACCTGGATTTTCCGTATGATGGGCATTGGCAACCATGCCAATAAAAATCAAAAACCATAAAACCCACCTGCCCCCCATTACAACCATATTACTATGCAGCCCCTTCACAATTTCTAATTCGTAATCCCCATCAACCAAACCGCCTCCTGCACCCTCTCAGCCCATTCCTCATCGCTCAGGCCTTTCGGGTCAACCCCGAACACATGCCTGATCAGCGCGTTGCCCTTGCGTATCTCATCGAAGCCGTCACGGGCGTTTACCACGGCTCCGGCTAATACTTTTTTAGCTCGGCCTCCCGCACCTTCATAAGCTCGCCCAGCTTATTCATCACGCTGATTTTCAGGTTATCATCGGCCTCTATGCCTGCATCGCAGTGCAACACACAGGTGTTGAACACCACCAGGCCGCTTTTCATCGGGTCGCTCTCGGCATAGCGCGCTGCCGCACTGATGCAGTCTATATCGGGTTTACGAAACCAGGCTGCCAGCCGGTTGCCTTCATCATCTTCAATTGTTATACAGTAAGCATCGGTATATTTTGCTTTCCAGGCATTGAGTTGTGCCCGGCTAATGCCGCCCGGAAGGGCTTCGGTAGGTTTGTGGTTGTCCTTTTTCATCGTTATTATGAATTATCATTTTAAAGTCAAATCATCACACCTTCACATCATCAAACCATCAAATCATCAAACATTCCAGTCAATGTGCGTGCATATCAGCTCAATGTCCTGCACCACCTTGCCGTCATTGTTGCTCACGCTCACCCCGTTGTTCTTGAACCGGCAGTTGCGAATCACGTCTTTATACAGCTTGCCCTGGTATTCATACACCACCGGCACATCAAAAGGGTCAATCTCCTGGATGCGTTTGCCTTTTGGCAGGCTTTCCTGCAGGCCGATCAGCTCCTCTTTGTACATGCTGATCTTGGCCGTAGCGCTGTAGTTGCCGGTGCTCTGCCCCACAGGGTAAGCGCCCGCTCCATATTCGTTCTTGATCTCCTGCTCATCGGTGTACTCTATCTGGGTAACGCCCTCGATGTCGCGTCCCAGCAGGCGCAGCTTAATGCTGTTCCAGCCGATCACATGTCCAAACCTGTTGATTACTGTTGTCATTGTTTAATCATTTTAAAGTTGAAAGTGTCTCTCGCAAAGCCGCAAAGCCCGCAAAGACAATGTATTACTACCTGTTACAATCATATTACCATCCATTACCATCATCAAATCATCAAACCATCAAACCATCAAATCATCAAACCAACGGATTATCAAACCCTACCTCTACCGTTATAGCCCTTGCAATGCCCACCGGCACAATGGTAACCTTTACCACCACCGGGCTGCCGCTCAAAACATTCTGATTGGGATCAATGAACACGGTCGGCTGACCGCTGATCTCCTGGTCGGCAGCCATCTGCCCCACCGCCTGCTGGCCGATGGCTTCCCATTCGGCAATGGTGGGCGGGCTGATGTAGCCGGTGTCGGGGTCAACAAACACTTCGCTTTTGATCCTGGGCACCAACGCCTGGCGCAGCAGCCGGGCTGCCTTGGCCCAGGTGCGGTTATTCTCTATCCAGCCAAAATCGCTGGCAGCCTGCACACAGGTGGGGCTGTCGTTGAAATAGATGTTCGGGTAATTGTTGTAGAAGCCTGCAAACACATATCCTTTCGTGTCGAGGGCCGTCCGTTCGGCAGGCGTGAGGGCCGTGTATGCTGTGCCTTTGCTGATGGCTGCCGTCAGCCAGCGGCTGTTGGCCGTATCGGTCAATGGATAGTTGGCATCGCTTTCTTTCCCGGAGGGTTTATGGGCGATGTTCACCGAGCCGATGTCTTCGCTCACCTTGCGGATGCTGAGCATCCCCAGGGCAGCGCCTACGGCTGCATATTGGGCGTAGTCATTGTCAAGGGCTGCGATCACCGGGTCTTGCGCTATCACCACGCTCACATTTTCGGCAGCAAACGCCCGAAGGTCGCGCAGGGAGCTGATGGTGACAGCAGGGTCGGTATCCATGCGCCCCTCCAGCATCACCCCATCGAGGTAATACTGCTCGTTGGCAATGAGGTCGTCCACCAGCTCCTGCGCCTTCGGAATGGCAGTGATCAGGTCGCTGTCAAGGCCGTCAGTATAGGTTGGCGTATAAGGCGAATAGCCGCCCAGATCGGGATTGAGCACCACACCTGCATATTTGATCTCGCGATTAGTGCTGCTGTCCAACAGCAATTTCGACAGATACTGGTTGTTCTTATCCACCATCTGTGTCATGCTGGTGCCCTGCGGTACCAACATTACGTACAGCGTGCCGTCAGGATGGTACTTAAAGTACTCCGAGATGTGATGATGCACCAAAATGCCGTAGTTGGCATCATAGCTGGCCGTGAGGCCCGCATCTTCTGCATCCTTCAGTTGAATGCATTTCAGAATATCGCCCACCGCCAGGCTGCCGGTGGCCACCCCTGCCAGTATCAATCCGAAAATACCATCGGTAGAAGGGTTCCTGCGGCCCAGGCCGCCCGCCTTCTTTACAATTGTCGGGCCTGTGAATGCTGCCATGTCTATTTAGTTTTTTTGGTTGTCCGTTTTTTTGCCCGCGTGCGGGTGCTTGTTTTTCTTGTGGTGGTTTTACGTTTGGGATTGGGTTTCGATGCCGGTTCTGGCGCTTCC